CACGTTCTGTATCGGAGCCACGTTATGGTCGGGTGCGGAGTGGACCGCATTCTTCAACTGGCTCCTGAACCAGATGCTCTTGGCATACCTCCGCGTCCGCACAGACTATCCTGCACTCCGTGATGTTCCGGAGTTGGTCTCATTGATGCGCGCGGCGAAGCGACTCGCCGAGGGCGATGATGGAGTTGGCGCTGGCGGCCCCTACAACCGCGCACTCATCACGGCCCTGGGTTTGGACTTGGTCATTGAGGAACACCCGAACGTTCGTTCTGGGCGCTTTTGCTCTATGCTGACAGCCGGAAACGGTCTCCTTTTGACTGACCCCATGAAGGTGCTCATCAAGTTCTGCACCCTCCACCCGAAATTCGGTCGCGCCAAGCAATCCACGAAGTACGGCTACTTCCGCGCGAAGGCCCTCTCACTTAAGGCGATGTACCCTCACGCCCCCATCATCGGCCCTTTTGCCGACCACGTACTTTGGGTCACTCGCTCCCATGACCACCGCAAGTACGTCGAAGAGACCAAGAGCTGGCTTGGTCGCGAGCTCGTGATTGAAACCACCTACCCGCAGGCGAAGGTCACGACAGCCGCACGTGAGGTCATCGAATTGGAATTTGGCATTCCAATCGCTGAGCAGATCCAGTTTGAGCAGTCGCTCACTGGCAGCACGATCCTAGTCCCGGATCAGTGGGCAATCTCCCAGTCCTGGCCGAGTTGGAGCGCCTTGACCATCTCGGCCCAACGCCCGACGGCCGGGAGCACCGGCTCGAGCCCATGCTCAACCCTGACCCGCGCCGACCCGCGCCGCGGCGACCGGCCCAAATCCCCGGTTGGATTCGCGACGAAGCAACCGAGTGGCTCCGCGCCAACCCTCCTCCCCGTTAGTAGTGTGATGACTAGTGATTTTCTTGTCTTTTTCCTCTCTCTCGTCTCACCTCCATCCCCTCCCCCTTCCTTTCTAGTTTTGTTTTCGAATTAGAATTGTGAATCTTAGAAAAGGTGATCATGAAATGTCGCGATAAAGCTACCTACTGATCTGAAAGACCTCCTGCCCGGTGAACAGGAGTAGATGCACCGCCTCGTGAACGACACATAAGCGAGGTGCGTTAGAATCGGCTACACCGGCCGACCAGCTGTGTCTGACTTCGTATACTGCGGCGCTGCGGCCACGCAGTAGAGTCA